TCAGATGGCATCCTTCAAACTCTTTGATTAATTTAAGACCCATCATAGGCATATCATCACCACCAACTACAGGAGCGGCAGCAGATGATGCTGATGCTGGTGCCGCATTACCCTTTTTTCCTCTGTAGATCTCCGCCCAATCTACATTATCTTCTAGATACTTAACTGGTAGGTTATCTTCCAACCATTGAACTGCTTTCACATGATTAGGGTTCTTCTCGTCATAGAACTTGAAGAAGTTATGTAAATCGATTCTTGCCATTGTCGTCTCCAAAGTATTTGTTGAAAAGTTTGGAAGCTTCTAAATGCTTTCCGTGATTTGTAAGATCTTTGATTCTTTGTAAGATCTTTCTCTTGAAATTAATCGAAGATTCTGCCCCATCCATCATTGCCCCCTGGACACCAACGGTGCTTAAGAACTGCTTTGGTGTAAATGGTTTTCTTACCATTCGTTACAGGACCAGTATAGTTGTCATTGAGAGAACCATATGGATCATTAATATAATATCCCTTACCATCTGGAGTCTTACCAATGACCACGCACATGTGCCCACCAGTAGGAGAAGTTAGAGAACCACGGTGGAGAATACCAATAACAACAGGTTTTCCTCTATCAAGACTCTTATCAATATCAACAAAACTTAAATTATAACTAAAGTGCGATTTAATACCATAACCTTGGAGGACTTTAGTCTGCACTGCATGGTCTGTAGTATCACCAATCGCAAATACTTTCTTAACGTACTCATCATCACCTTTAATGCTTCCTGGTTTAAGGAAAGCAAGACACATTGCACACGATGAAGAGTTGCAAGTTCTTTGTGCATCTCTATAGTTGTCTACTTGGTTAAAGTATGGAACATCAAGAACTGCTGGAGTTGGTGGTTTTGTTCTAAAAATTCCAATCCATTCAGATTCTGAGTCATCCATAAATTGAGCAGGAAGGTTATCCTCTAACCATTGAACTGCTGCTACATGATTCGCATTACCATCATCATAATACTTAAAAAAGTTATGAAGATCTAATGTCATTATACCTCTTTACTGACACTAGAAATATTTATAAAATACTCAATTAATCCCCAATATATTCCAATGAAAAAATATCATGTTCTTCAATATTTGGATCTAACCATTCATTAAATTCTTGTTGAATTGCATATGCATTTTGATATTCATGCTCTTCATTCATATCACAAAGAGTATGAATCCTATCAATTGCCCAATCGTGTGAGTTGCGAAGTGTATTTTCAAGAATTGTCATTAAAATAATCCTTCCTAAAATATCTGGAGAGAATATTGCTATTGTAGTATGCAGGTTCCCCAGAGTCAAGTGCTTCAGTCAACACATTATTTAGGAAAAGTTGTCTTGTTTCTTCAAAATTACACTTACCTTTAGTCTTATGAAGACTTATTATTTCTCTATTGAAAAACTCTTTGCCATACTTAATCACATCTTCTTTAAGTTCTGGACAGGATCCGTAATATTTTTTCCAATCAGACTCTGATTTAACTTTTCTAGATTTTCCCTTCGGTGTTCGAAAAGACCAGAAGTACTTCCTACCAACATATCTGCGATTAGTTTTACTGCAAGATATGAGATATACAAAACCAAAATAATCTTCAATATCAGAAGACTCAAAAACTTCTCCATTGAATCTCCAAGGATTCTCATAGCTCATATAGTAATCTTATAGAGCTATTATTTATCTTCAACCGGGACAAAGGTAGTCTAGCAATAAAAAAGGGTCTTGTCAAGACCCCCCTTATAATGTTATAGTGTTTATATCAAACTCCAGGAAGTTGTGGTCCTCTAAGTTTAGATTGTGCAGCCTTTTGCTCTCCAGATGTACTAGATCCTGCTTCCAATGATCTAATTTTAATTTGCTGTCTTGCCAATCTTTGTGCTTCTTTATGAGCAGTAGGATCAATCGGTTCTGGCATTACACCTTCAACAATGCTTTTAATGTTTTCACCATCCATTTGCATCATTACATAAAGTGCTTCTTCTAAGGTGTCTACGTGCCCCTGTGAGAAGAGATACTCAAGAACTAAATCATAGGCATCGTAATTCATAGTAGTTTCCTCCTGGTTGTTTTTGGGTGTAGGTCTTAATGCACGAAGTTGGTCAGCCTGTTTTGCCATTACACTTTGACCAGTTCCTTTTTGAGTTCCATCTGGATTTACATTTTTAGCAAGAGTAGTAGAATATTTTTTACGCCATATTTCTAAACCAGTATCTCTTACTTTTGCCATCTGAGCAGAATCTCCACTCTTTCTAGCAGCCGCAGATGCACTCATATAATCCGATACTGCTTTTGTTTCTGGAGTAGGTGCTGGGCGTCTTGTAGGAACAGAAGCAACTGGGGGGTTTTTAGATGCTGGAGGTTGTGCTGCAGGTGCAGGAGGTTGTGTTACTGGCGGATTCCCAACACCCTTCAATCTTTCTTTTTCTGCATCAATTTGTGCCTGTCTATCTTTATTTCTTTGTTCCGCAGCAGCAAATTTAACAGGATCTAAGTACTTTAATGCTTTTTCTGGAACTTTTGCCTTTGTAACCCAAGTATCTGGAATTGGTTTTCCAGTTTTTGGATCAACCATAACAGCACCAAGTTCACCTTTTCGGCGAGCAATTACTGGTTTTGGTTTTCTTTGTTCTATTATATTATCAGAATTCATTTTATCTTGATTTTTTAGTTATTTATAAAAAAAGAGGGTGGTGAAACCCTCTAGTGTACCAGTTTGGAAAGTGGAATCAACCTCTTGCTCTGTTTTGGTCTCTTGCTCTTCCTGGGCTTGGTCTATTTGGAATTCCAGTATCTGGAATAGAATCTGGATTATTTACTTTCATATAACCACTATGCCCTGCAGATCTTGCTCTTCTTTGAATTGTTGACGCAGGTGCAGAATCGGTGTTATCGCCTGCACCTGTATTAAGAGTAAAGTTTTTATCAACTTGATTATTATATCTGGCAGCATCGATACTTGATACATTCGATGGGTTAAATGAACCAGGGACAGGTTTGTTCACAGTTTTTGCACCTATTCCAAGAAATCCACCTTCCTTTGTTGGTTTAACCTTCATAGTCCCAGGAACACCATCTTTAGCAGCAATTACCTCTGCTTCAATAATAGTTTCTCTCCACTCTTCACTCATATTTGCCATGATTTGGAGTGCTGCCTCTTCAGTATCAGCATAACCCTCATCAAGAAGATGACCTTTAACTAAATCAAAAAGATCTACTGATTGTAACTGATCCCATGCATTTTTCTTGTTGTCTTCTGGTTTTGATGGTTGAGTTTTTGCACTAGATGGACTTGGAATATTACGTCCAGCTTGACCTAAAGCATTAAGACCAGAACCAACCCACTCTCTTCCTTTTCCACCAGTGAAAGCTTGATCTGCACCAAGCGCTAAAGCAACTACAGGGGCAACTTTACCTGTTCTTGCAAGTAATTCTTTGGTTGTTTCTTTTGCACCAGGAATAACTTTAATTCCTTTATCAGTTCGTTTCGTAGTTCCTTTCCAAGCAGTTCTTGCTGCACCTCTTGCAGCAGTAACTAAACGTCCACCAAGTGCCTTTAATAAAGATCCAGCACCAGCTTCTGTAATGTACTCATCATAAAGTTCATCATAAGTATACTCACTCAAATCATAACCTTCTTCAAGTAGAGCATCAACAAATTCCAAAAACTCTTGAATTTGTTGCTCTTCATTTAATTGTGATCTAAGATCTTCATCATAAACTGCAGAGTAAGACTCTACCAAAGATCTATAATTACTTGCGGTTAATCTTTCCATTCTTAAATGTTATATTTTACTTATTTTTATTTATAAATCAAGCTGGTTTAATTAAAGGTTTTGTGGGACTTTGTGGTTTTGTAGGACCCACAATCTTAGGACCAACTAATTTGGGACCAACTTTTGCTGGACCAACTCCACGAGATGGAAGTTTTTGTGTGGTTGCGGACTGTGGAGTAATACCCAGTTTCTTTTGATAGGTTTGAGTATTCTTAAGTGCAGTTCTATATTCTTGTTTTGCTGCTTGCTGTTCTGCTTCTTTGGAATACCTTCCAATATTAAGTGCTCTTCCAACTCTGGCACCAAGACTTGTATCTCTTGATGCAACTGAAGGTCTTGCAAGATAGGTTGCCTTTCCACCCTTAAATGCGAGATCACCTACAACTTGCTTGCCAGTTTTAGGATCACGAACTAATTGTGTTTTTGAGAGTTGAACTGTTTGCCTTTGCTTTCCTGCACCGGTGGACATAAATGCATTTCCTTTTGCATCTTTACTAGTAAAAGTTTTTCCACCAATACCAGTTAATGCAGAACCTTTCTTTGTACCATAAGCAGATGATGCTGCTCTTGTAGATCTTGTATCAACTGTTTGTTGTGCTTTTTGTAGTCCAGATCCTTGCTTGATTAGTGCATTTTTCTGCTGAAACTTATCGAATCCAGTTGCCTTAGAAACTGCTTGTCTTGCTGGACGTGATTTATCTGCCGCAAAATCGTATGCTGCAGATGCTCCTTGTTGTCCAAGTGTTCCACCAATTAAACCGCCAGCACCTGCCTTTACCCACATAGGTGCTGGTATTGGGAGTTTTGCTCCAAGTTTTGCACCATACTCAGCACCCTTTGCGTATCCCGCTAAAGATGATAGTGCTCCTCCTGCTGCTCTTTGTCTTGATTGTCCAGCATCTCTTCTTTCCTTATAATCTATTCCCGCAGAAACTGCAGAACCTGCAGGATTTGCAAGTTTACCTAAACGAGAACGAAGACCTGGACCCTTTGGTGCCGCTGTGGGTGGTTTTGCTGAAGGTGCTGGAGCGTTACTAGTGGGTGGTTTTGGTGGTGGAGGAGTAGATGCCTTAGGTTGCTTAGGTGGAGTTTGTGAGGAACCATAACCTTGTTCTTTGCCAATATCTCTAGCAGTTTGTGCCTTTTGATTACCTCCATATCTACGTTCAAAATCACGCTGATTCATATTTGCCATATTTTTTGGCGTTCCGGACTGATTTCTCATATATGTTTCATAATCATCTGCTACCTTATTTCCTACATTTCTGCCCCTATAAGAAGATTGGGATGCCTTAGATTGCTTAGGAGGTGCCTGAGTGTCTGTCTGAGCGCCTCTAGGAGGCGTTTGTGTGGATCCTGAGGGTTGCTTAGGAGGTGTTTGGGTTGCTTTGGGGGGTTCCTGCCTAGGTGCCTGCTGTTGCTTAGGAGGTGTTTGTGCGGTTCCTCTTACATCTTGCCCAGAAACTTTAGTAGTCTTAACTTCAAATCCTGCTGGTGGTTTACCAGTCTTAATATAACTTTTCATAAATTCCTTAGAAGCTTTAGATACCTTTTCCGTGCTACGCTTATCATAAAATCTTCCACCCCTAGCAAATTCTTGAGGGTTTGCTTTCATCCAAGCATCCCATGCATCTTGTGCTGGTTCAACAGATTCAAGCATAAACTCCCTAAAAGTTTTCATTTATTTCTTACTTTTTTAGATATTTATAAAAAAAGGAGGATCCGAAGATCCTCCCACACATTCAATAAACATCGTTACTTTTTGAGTCTTTCCAAACATAAGAGTAATCATAATCTCCAAATAAAAAAAGATCAGATTCTGCAGCATCTTTATATGCGTTCAGGAGTTCCTGTTCACACCATTCATCATAATTGGAATCCTGAGAAAGTATCTTTGGTAACATCTTGTTTGATTCCCCCGACGATATAGGACTCAACTTCTGTTTCCTGAGGTGCCACTTGAAGTCCCTTAGAGGAAATCCAATGCTCAGTCCAAGGAAGTGGATTGTTCTTTGCTGGAATATCATAAAGTGGGCGAAGTCCAATCGCTTTCATTCTACGATTTGCAATCCATTCAACATACTGTTGCAACAGTTTGTCATTTAGACCAATCATCGAACCATCCTTGAACAGATACTCTGCCCAAAGTTTTTCTTGATTTACTGCATTCTCAAAGGTCTTGTAGACCCACTGCTCTTCTTCTTTGGAAATACGTGCCATCTCAGGATCATCACCTTCCTTCCACTTGTTCAGAATGTTCTGAGTGATGACAAGATGCTGGTTCTCATCACGAGCAATCAGTGAGATGATTTTTGCACTTCCTTCCATAAGCTTGAGTTCGCCAAATGCAAAACTGCAAGCAAAACTGACGTAAAAGCGAATACCTTCAAGAATATTAACGTTTGCAACTGCTCTGAAAAGTTTACGTTTGAGTTCATACCTTTCTGCCTGTGCGTAAGGAACTTGTTCTTGTGCATGTTTCCAAAGTTCAGAAGTCCCATAATTTTGAGCACTATTGATGAAGTCATTATATGCCTCAGTCACACTGACGGCACGTTCCATAATACGATCCTCTTTTAGAATCGTATCAAATACTTCAGAAGGATCTGAATAGACATTCTTAATAATATATGTGTATGAGCGGGAGTGGATCATCTCCATAAACTCCCAAACCTTCATACATGCTTCCAGTTCGGGAAGTGAACAGTATGGTGCAAATGCCATACCAGGTCCGCGACCCTGAACAGAGTCCAGCATAACCTGATATTTCAGGTTGCTGGTGAAAATATGCTTTTGTTCTGGACGAAGAGATTGATAATCTCCACGATCCTTTTGGAGGGAGACCTCCTCAGGTCTCCAGAAGTATCCTAGTTGTTGTGTTGTGAGTTTATCAAAGATTGGATACTTATAAGAATCATATCTCTGAATTCCAAGAGGTTGACCAAAAAACATTGGTTGTTTCTTAGTATCAACCTCCTCAGAATTGAAAACGGTCATTTGATTAATCACTCGCACATCCTCTAAACCTGTTTTAAATCTTACAAGACTCACAATCTTCCTCCTCTGAATCTAGAATATCGGAAATTAAATTTTCAAGAGACTGTTTGGTTTCCTCAACCTCATCAGTCTTATGGTCATAAGTATTTTGATAGTAACTGGTTTTCCAGCCGTACTTATATGTAGTCAAAAGGTCTTGTGCCATTACTGAAGTAGGAACTTCATTATCGGGATAATTTTGTGGATTATAAGACCAGTTCCCAGAAATCGCTTGGTCAAAGAATTTTTGCATAACAGCAACAATATGAATGTACCCACGATTGCTAGGCATATCCCAAAGAAGCGTATAATTGTTCTTAAGTGTTTGATACTGGGGAACAATTTGCTTGAGTGGGCCCTTCTTCGACTTCTTAACGGACAAGTATCCGCGAGGTGGTTCGATTCCATTTGTGGCATTTGACACAACGGAACTGCTCTCCGATGGCATCTGTGCGGACAATGTTGAGTTCCGTACACCATACTGGATAACTTGTGCTCTAAGACCTTCCCAATCATACTTTAGATTATTTGGCACAAGTTCATCAACATCTTTCTTATAAGTATCAATTGGTAGAATTCCATTACCATACTTAGTACGATTCGAATACTCACAAACACCCTTTTCTTTAGCAAGATTGACGGTTGCCTGAATTAGATAATACTGAAATGCTTCAGTAAGGTCATGAACCAGTTGCCAAGCACCAGGATCATCATAATTCTGACCGTGCTTGGCAAGATAATGAGCAAGACCGATAAATCCTACTCCAAGTGAACGACGTGCCCTGGTGGCGATTTCTGCTGCCTTTACGGGGTAACCTTGAAAATCAATCAGTTCATCAAGGGAACGAACAGAAAGATCGCAAAGTGCCTCCAACTCATCATTCGATTTGAGTTTACCTACATTAACAGCAGAAAGGATGCAAAGAGCAATTTCACCATCAGGATCATCAATGTGCTGAATAGGTTTGGTTGGGAGAGTAATTTCCTGACACAGGTTACTCATCTCAACTTTATCCATAAAGGAAGAGTGAGAATTGCAATGGTCGATATTCATAATGTAAATACGACCAGTTTCAGCACGTTCTTTCAGGAGGTCCAAAAAGAGTTCTTGAGCTCCGATAGTCTTTCTAGGAATAGACTCATCTCGTTCGTAACGTACATATAACTCGTCAAAAGAATCAGTTCCAAAAGCATCATACAGACCAGGAACTGCGTGTGGGGAGAAGAGTGAAACTTCTTCGTTCTTGATGAAACGTTCATAGAACAGTTTGGAGATTTGGATACTATAGTCTAACTTACGAACACGGTTGTCTTCGGTTCCTTTGTTATTTTTTAATACTAGGATGTCTTCGATCTCTTGGTGCCAGATTGGGAAGTGGACAGTTGCTGATCCACCACGGATGCCATTTTGAGTGCAGCATCGGACAGTTGCTTCAAACTTCTTGAGGAAAGGAACAACGCCTGTGTGCTGAACTTCTCCGCCTCGGATTTTAGCGTTGATGCCACGGATTCTACCTGCGTTGATGCCGATTCCCGCCCTTTGTGCAACATACTTCCCAATAGCCATATCAGAACTAAAGATGCTATCGAGGGTGTCATCAACATCAACAAGAACACAACTTGCATATTGGCGAAGTGGGGTTCTAACACCTGCCATGATTGGTGTGGGAATGTTGATTTTGTGTTTGGAGATTGCGTCATAATACCTCTTAACGTAATCTAAGCGTGTTTCTTTAGGATACTTTGAAAAAATAGTTGCAGCAATCAAGAGGTACATAAACTGAGGCGTTTCATAAAGTTCACCAGAACTTCTGTCCTGCACGAGGTACTTATCAACAACTTGACGTAGACCTGCATAAGTGAACAGATAATCACGACTATGATCAATGAACAATTCAAGTTTATCAAATTCTTCATCAGTATACATGTCAAGAATTTCCGCATCATAGACACCTCTACCAACAGCACGAAGAACATGTTGCTTTACGGTAGGGCATTCATACATTCCACCAAACAATTGCTTGCGGAGGGCGAACAGAAGCAGGCGGGCGGCGACGAATTGATAATTTGGGTGATCAAGATCAATCAGGTCAGAAGCAGAACGAATCAGAATCTCCTGAATCTCTGCGGTTGTAATACCATCGTAAAATTGAATACCAGACTGCATTTCAACCTGTGATGCAGATACATTTGCG